ATGGATTTATTATTCTCGCTTTGCCTTGTTTTGACATGTTTAGTGCTTGCAATTGGGATGTTTAGCTTGCCATTTTTTAGTTTTATAGATGAAGAGACAGATGCAGCAAGAGCAAATAGTTTAGATGGCATGAGATTCATCCTCGCTTCTTTTGTTATATTTCATCACATTGACTGCGCCTATACCTACATAACAAAAGGCAAATGGATGCCTACTTCTGATTGGCTGTTATATCTTGGCAAATATGGTGTAGCTTTATTTTTTATGATCACGGCTTTTTTATTTTGGGGAAAGGTAAGAACATCCAATCAAATTGATTGGGTTGAGCTATATAAAAAAAGATTTTACAGGATTGCCCCTTTATCATTTTTCTGTTCAGCTATTGCGTTGGCGAGTCTTTTTTTATTAACACAAAGAAAGGACTTTTCTCAAAGCATCCTTGCTGCCTCACTATCATGGTTTGATGCTGGACTGTGGAACTCCAAGCCTGCGGTTACTGAGTTTACACCTCCGTTCATGGCGTTAGCCGGAGTGACCTGGACACTTCGCTGGGAGTGGATCTTTTACTTTACGCTCCCACTGTTTTTCATGCTCAAGAAATGGTCATTTGAGTTAAGTGTTTCTGTGTTTGCTTTTTCCGTATATTTCCTTCCAGAATTTACGAAAGATGCATACTTATGGTCATATTTTTTTGCCGGAATGTTATGCAGCGTTCTAAAAGATAAAATTAACTTAACTTCAAAACATGCCAATATCATATTAGTACTTATGATATTAATCACTTTGCTAGTCCAACCAACACTGTACGCCCCTCCTGAAAAGATATTTCTTAGCGTCATTTTCTTCTCGGTAATATCAGGAGCAAATCTGTATGGCATATTAATTAGCAAAGCAGCAATTCGCCTTGGAGCAATAAGCTATAGTTTATATTTAACGCAAGGGCTAATTCTTTTCCCAATGGTTATACATTTTAAAAACCAAGGCGATTTAGAGTTAAATATAAATACATTTATTATATTCGCAGCTTCTTATATCTTAATTTGTATTCTTTCCTCATTAACCTTTCATTTTATTGAAAGACCATTCATGAAAAGATTTAAACCTAAGAGCATTTCAGAACAAGCATACAATAAATAATAATACCCGGCGACCAGTCGCCGGTATTTTCTGTCTTCTGTTACCTAACAATCAGCAGATCTGAATATCTCGTCGTATATCGAGGAGAAAGCATTTCTCGCTTCATCTGCCATTGCTGCTGAATGCCCTGTCCGGCAAAGTAGAGCGTTCCTTTTCCATCTTTAGCGTTAAGGTGATCGAGCACTTCCATTAACTTGCCACTTCCAGCACGCGGCGCGTTCTCATCAAATAGGTTTAGCTGGGCCACACCCTGGCTGAAGAAGTCACCAAGCATGATTCCGGCTTTCTGGTACCGGTGACCATCACTCCAGATTTTATCCAGGCACTTTACTGCGGCGTTGATGATGTCGCGGGAATCCTGTGTAGGCGTGAGAAGCTTCATTGACGCACTGTTGCCGTAATATGGCTCATTTAGGGCAAATGGTGATGTCTTCACAAACGTAGAGATAAAACGGCAATACTGGTGCTCACTACGCAGTTTTTCAGCACCACGGGCAGCATAACTGCAGATAGCCTGACGCATCTGCTCGTATTCTGTAACGCGTTCGCCAAAAGACCGACTGCAGACGATTTCCTGCTTTGCTGGTGCAAACTCCTCCAGCTCAAGACAAGGCTCGCCGCGCAGCTCTCTGACCGTTCGCTCGAGTACAACGTTAAAGTGTTTACGGATAATCCATGTGCTTTGTTCAGAGAGGTCCAGAGCCGTTTTGATACCCATAGCGTTCAGCTTCTTACTGATACGCCTGCCGACGCCCCATACGTCCTCCACCGGAACCAATGCAAGCAGTCGGCGCTGGCGATCGATATTGGACAAATCAACCACCCCGCCAGTCTGCCGCTGCCATTTCTTCGCAGCGTGGTTTGCGAGCTTGGCCAGTGTCTTTGTCTGGGCAATCCCGACTCCAACTGTCAGGTGAGTGCGTTTCAGGACCGTAGCGCGTATTTCTTTGCCAAAGTCAGTCAGGTCCCGGCAGCTCCTAACGCCCGTTAGGTCACAAAAAGCTTCATCAATACTGTAAATTTCAACGCGAGGGCTCATTTCCTCTAACGTGGACATCACACGGTTCGACATATCAGCATAAAGCTCATAGTTGCTGCTGAAGCAAACAACGCCAGCACGCCGGAATAGCTCTTTTTGTTTGAAGAAAGGCTCACCCATGGTAATTCCGGCTGCTTTGGCCTCGGCGCTGCGCGCGATTACGCAGCCATCATTATTCGACAGAACAACCACCGGCCGCCCCTTCAGGTCCGGCCTGAATACAGTCTCGCATGATGCGTAGAACGAATTCACATCACAGAGCGCGAACATGTTCAGCTCGCCGATTTAACAATAAAAGTCACGACGCCGAATACATCGAGCGAGTCCTCACTCCCGACAATAATCGGCGAGTATGCGCTGTTCATCGGTATGAGTTGGACGGTTGGGCGTAGCTGCAGACGTTTAACAGTGAACTCCCCTTCTACCGCGGCGATCACGATATCTCCATGCTCAGCTGTTAGCGAGCTATCAACCACCAGCAGATCGCCGTCACTGATACCGGCTTCGATCATAGAATCACCTGCGGCTTTGACGAAATATGTCGAACTGGGGTGAGCGACAAGTAACTCATTGAGATCGATGCGCTGTTCAACATAATCAGCTGCAGGGCTGGGGAAACCACACTGAACTAAATCACTGAAAAGCGGGAGAGCGATAATTTCTCGCAGTTCTGTAGGCCTGATAAATTCCATATTGCACACCTCAAATACTGTTTTTACATACAGTAGTTTTATTTGTAAGTGTCCGCAAGATCCGGGCTCAACTGTCACTGCTTAAAGCTTCGCCGTTTCGTTTCTAAGTTTCTATGTCGCTTCGAATTATGAGTTTTGTAAATTTTATGCCCGTAACCCTTTGTGCGCAGATTTAAGCCGCTTTTGAAACCGGGAATTTTTTATACAGGGTGCATACAACTACATCGTAGATGATTGCCACCTGCTTCCTGCCCACGCCGTTCGCAATCAGTCTGCCCGCCTGCTCCCATTGTTCCTGGGTGAGTTTCGGACACCTGCCGCCGATTCGCCCTTTACCAGAGCTGCAGCTAACCCAGCACGAGTGCGCTCCACTATCAACTCCATCTCCATCTTGGCCAGGCAGACATGATGTGGAAAATGAAACGCCCTATTGGGCTGGAAGTGTCGACCTGACAATCCGCCTGTTTAAGCGCAAATACATGCTGAGTGATGATGGAGAGATCATCAAAACGAAAGGAGAACTTATGGATGTCCCGGCGAACAGCTGGATCGATGTTCGCCTGGATATGCCATCTGATTCTCTGTTTAACTAGCGGATGAATCAGGAATTTCAGCCAGAGCCTTGCGCTGATTCCAGATACTGTCCTGCGGCATCTGAACACGTACAGAGACAAATTGGTCAGAAGGGATGTCTATCGGGTCACCATCGCTAATATCCTGCAGTTCATTCCTGGCGAACTCTGGTGCGGCAGGATGTGTGCGGTGATAGGTTTTCACTAACACCGAACCGTCAGCATGAACCTCATAATCCAGCCAGATCAGAGGCTGCTTGTTGCGGTCGGTGGGAATATCAAAACCGCCATCAATGCCACCCCACTTAGCTTCAGAGTTAAGACCCTCGCACCCTTCAATCAGATATTCGCCTGTAGAAAGACGGGTTACAGAGCAACCTTCTGATTCGTCGTTTGTTTCGAAAGAACCGTCAGAAAATAATTTCACCACAGGGGAGGCGGCTTTAAGGGTTCCATCAGATGCTATGGTGGTATTGGTTGATGTATAAAACTTTTGCCACGAACCAGCAGTACCTCCAGCCATTCCACGGAACCAAATAGTAGGACTCGTTGTGTCCAGTGCTGCTGCGATAACACAGGCATAGGAGCTGCCAGCATAAGCCAGAACCACTCCCCCCATACGTTGAGCAACTGGATTACTTCCATTCCCCTGCGTTGCACCGAAGAACTGAGTTCTGTCCAAGGGGATGCCTGTTGAAAATTGGTTAGGAATAGACTGGCCGAGACCAAATGCGCCCTGCATCAAAGCGACGCCTGCTGTCGTATCTGTAATAGAGGACTGAAGATCGACTGTAGCCGCACTTCTCAAACCGAGGTTTGTGCGAACGTCCGCAGCGTTCGTTGCCCCGGTCCCGCCCTGGTCAATCGGGAGAGCACCGTTGGACCCTTTCTGCGCCAGCTTACCGATGCCGGGGATAGTCACTGGGGTGCCGTTTATGGTTACCGTGATGCTCTGGTTTGCTGATGTAGTAGCGAACGTCTCCCATGCGCCAATATTCTCGTCATAATCTTTGATGAGCTGAGACATGGCCTGCGCCAGCCCATCAACCGAGATATTGTCTGATACCAGAATGCCGTACTTCTGGCCGCTCAGTGCCGGTGATGCAGCAGGCGTTACCGTCATTGACGTGGCGCTGTTCACGGATGAAATCTGGAACATCTGAACCGGGTTAGACATGACAATAATCGTCTGGCCGGTGCGTACCTGGCTGGCAGGTGCCGTCCAGTTTGTGCCGGTTCCGGTTGCGGTATTTCCATTGATAGCGATAGTGCCTGTGTTATAAAGCATGAACTACCTCACGATAATAACGATCGTTTGAAACGATCAATAATGTAAAATTGATCGCCCATATCAATCTGACTATTTTTTAAACTTAAATAAAATGGATATTCCCGCTCTTACAGGAATGTAGAAATGAAACGATTATTTGCTGCAGCACTTTTGCTGCTGGCTGGCTGTGCCGATAAACACACAGATTACACATTTAAAATGGATTATCCTGTTGATGCAGCGCGTCTTTCTCTCGGCGGTGATATTCACGTAAATATCGACTGTGCCACGAGGGAAATGAAGGTTATTTCAGACAGCAGCAATGGAATATTCAGCCGCCATGTTAATAAACGTCTGAGTAATATTTGCTATAAAAAAACAGATAAACTCGATATCGTTTATCGCTTCAACGCTGCGAAGGGAGTCAGGCAAGATATGATTGCCACGCAGTATCCACGTGTCCCGCCTGTTTCAAATACCGACAAACTGAGCGACAGGGATTCTTAATCCGCGCCCCTGCATCGTCTGGCTCCAGCTGCGCTGATTTTTAGAAATATACCTCCCCTGCAGCTGTGAGCCCGTCCACTTCAGCACTATCCCTGAATAACCGACCACCTCCCCGTCATCGCTGAGATTTCCGGGGCAGTTGTTTACCAGAATCCACGGGTTAAAACTGAGGCTCACCGATAGTGTGTTGTTCTGCAGGTCATAGTTCGCCGGCACGTCAAAGAACCCGACAACGCGGGGCATTTTTGAGGCTGAAGCCGCGCTCCAGATGAGATTTCCGGTACTGTCGAAGACATCCAGATACCCGCTTTGTATTCCAATGTTACGCGCAGTGCGGATCATGCTCCCCGCGTTATCTTCAAGCAGGTCTGCACCAGGCATCCCGTATCTGTTTGCGCCAAGCTGCAGCCACCTTAATCTCCCGTCATTCCAGAATGCCTGCGGAGTGAATCCCAGGGTACTGCCATTCCCAAATGGGCTGTCTACCTGGTAAAAACCCTTGTTGTTCACTGCGCCGAGCGTACGCTGGTCATAAAAAAGGGTGGACCTGTTTTGCGAGTCCACCAGTAATTTTCCATCGCTGTTGTAAACTTCGAATCCGCTCATTGAAAGTTATACACCTCCACATTGAGTGTGATCGCAGGACTGCCGGTTGAGGGCAAATAGTAAGCTGTAAAACCGCCATTATAGGCGCGGCAGTGGTATTCGTTGACAGTGACGCCAGTCGACACAATTGATATGAATGAGCCATCCTGGGTTATCCCGGCGAAGGAAACGTTTTTCGACGTTTCCCCCGCAGCGAATGTTACCGAGGTGCTTCCGATATACCGGATGGCATAATCACTCAAATCAACCGCTATCCGCCCTGCACTGTCCCAGCATTGCAACCCCTGTGGCATTACCATAACCCCATTCTGACACGCAGCACGTTATTGCTGTCATAGATACGAATGAGAGTGCTGGTTATCAGCATCCTCCCGCCCCCGGCCACGCCGTTAATTTCGAACGTTCCTCCCTTATCAAGCTTCCAGCCTGCAGAGCCAGCCACATAGTTATTCGACTGTATATAGTTGCCGATTTTGGCATTGCTGATGGTCCCGTCACCGATGACCGTATCCCTTATAATGGTTTGGCCATTCTGGATAACGAACGGCAGTGTTACGGTCCCTCCGGCCATGGTAGTCACGGCGAAGCGGTCAGCCAGGAAGATAACCTGTGACTGCATCCCGGATGGCGTATTCTCAACGCCGATCCCCATCCCTGCGGCGTAATACTGCCCGTTACTGGAGACACCAACTTTGATGTTGTACATTGCTTTCAGGTCACCATTTACGTTCGCGATGGCCTGAGCGTTTGTTGTAATGGCTGAGGTATGCCCGTTCACCGTCGCCGTAATGCCGTTTATCTGCGTGGCCGTGGCCTGCTGATAATCGGAGAACGTCTGGTTGAGGCTGTTGATGGATGCCTTGTTGCCGTTAACGTCCGTCTGCAGGCTCAGCAATGAACGTGCTGTGGCTTCCTTCTCACTGACGATCACTTCGTCGAGACGGTCCAGCTGAGCGCTGTTACCTGCGACCGATGCAGACAACGTTTTACGCGCGGCCACCTGCGCCAGCCCGTTCTGGATAATGGCGATAGCCGAGTTTTTTACGCCTCCTGCCATACCATCCATGGACACGCTGATATTATCTATACGCTGGCCAAGAGCGGTATCTGCCGTTGCGACGGTCTGCTCAAGCTGAGACAGAGATGACGACACATCCCCAACGTTACTTGTCAGTTCCTTCACATCGGTCTGAACCTGCCCGATGTCCTGGGCGTTTTGGGCTATCTTCAGCGCCTGCTGTTCGAGCTCATTATTCGCCTGCAGGATATCGTCAGCCATACCAGCAATTTTTTCGTTGGTATCAACGGCATTCTCGATCAGGTCCTTGAACGTCTCAGACCCTTTGATGTCTTCCAGGATCACATCAGTGATATCAGAAACATCGATACTGGCCTGCCCACGAACCCAGCCGGTATAACCGGACTCGTTACCGGTTCGGTCAACCAGCTGTGCGCGGTACCAGAATATCTGCCCCGCTTTAAGGCCCATCTGCTGATATTTACGCTGCGGGTATGGCACATCTGCCAGCAACATCGCATCGTCCTCAGTACCGATCAGGCTGTACTGAATTTCCGTCTTCAGTGTATCGTCCGTATTGGCCGGGAACCCCCAGTTCAGCTCGATACCGAACACCACGTTTTCAGACGCGATAAAACCCACCGGCTTCGGCGGATTCCCGTCCTTGCCCGTCAGCGTTTTCTCTTCTGAATACCCCCATCCGGATGAAATTTCAGCGGCGTTGATGGCACGCACGCGCACCAGGTATCGTCCCGCATAAATGCCCGGAACATCGAACGATGTGGTGGAGCTGCGCGGCACATTGACCCAGTTCCCGTCATTGCGGCGCCACTGTGCTTCATAGGCGATGGCGTTCTTCGCCTGGTCCCAGCTGACGCGCATTGTCTGAACGTTCACATTCTGCTGAACCACAGAGAATGAATTGATAACGATGTTGGCTGGCGGGGACTGATTACCTGGCGGAATAACACTTATTGGCCGCTGGTCAATAATGGCACCAGTATCGATACGCGCATATTTATCAGGATCGTGCAAAGCGCCAGAAATCGAATACGTTCCGTCATTATTATCCGTAACGCTGATAACGCGATATTGCTGCGCGTAAAGCTCTTCGGACTCGACAATCCACACCGATTCCACTGCAGGTGTTTCGCTATATGCCGTTGTCACGGTGACGGCCCGACCGTTTACGCTTTGTATCGTTCTGCTCTGCGATGCTCCGGACGGTAGGTTAACCATAAGGCGGCTTCCGGGTGCGGCTGCCGAATCACGATCAAGCGTGATAACGCGACCGTTAACCGCGCTGATGCGCCCTCCCATCACTTTTCCGGAAAGCAGTTCATCGGCAACCGCAATGATATAGCCCGGCTGTGGGATCTTGCCGTCCAGACCCACATCGAACGACACGATGCGATCCTTGTTATTGGTCAGGATACCCCAGCGCCCTTTACGGTTTGCCTCTGACTGCCTGGTGCAGCCAATGGCTGTCATTTCGAGCTGGTTTGTGCCAAAGCGAGCAACTAGATCCTGTTCAAATACAGGCTCCATCGCATCCGCGTAGGCATTACCCGGATCGGACCAGGAAACCAGTGCTGTGGTATAGCGGGTTTTCGTGGTGCTGCCCGAATAGGTAAAGCGCCCATTAACCACGTTTGCACGCGTGTAGCTGTAATCCACATCGCGGGGCATATCCGCCAGCGCAACGATTTGATCGCCACCCCAGTACGTCATGCCCCGGAATATCGCCGCAAAATCACGTAAAACTGTATAAGCATCATTCCTCTCCTGCACATAAACGTTGCAGGTATAGCGAGGCTCAGTGCCGCTACCGCCTTTACCATCAGGAACCGGCTGATCGCAATATTGCGCGACCTGGTAAAGCGTCCATTTATCAATATTGGCCGCCGTCAGGCGATTGCCCAGCCCAAAGCGGTCGCTCACCACCAGATCGTAAAAAATCCATGCCGGATTATCCGTCCACGCCCACTTAAACGCCCCCGTCCATGTGCCGCTATAGGTGCGGCTCTCCGGGTCATACGTATCCGGAACACGGATTACACGCCCTCGCGGTTCGCAGGATATTTGCGGGATAGAGCCGTTAAACTGGCTTGAGTCGAATTCGATGTACAGCAGCGCGGTATTTGGATAACGCAATTTGGCGTCAATGACCTCTGTATAGCTCTGCAGCGTCATCGTGTCGCCAATTTTCGCGCTGTTGGCATCCGCCGTGAGCTTACGCAGGCGCACCGTCCATGTGCTGCCTGCCTGCGGTAGGTCGACGCGATGGCTGCGTTCGTAGCCGGAAGTTGTCTTGCCGGTTACGCTGGTATTAAGTACCGTCTGCCAGGTGCCGCCATCGGTCTGCAGATCAATAGCGTAGTTAATTGAATAGCCAACCAGATCGCCATCGTCCTCCTGTTTAAAAAGCGATGGCCACTTTAGGCGCAGGCGAACGGCTGACAGTTGCGTGTTAGTAAAGGTGTGCGTCCAGGCAGTAGTGCTTGATACTTCGGTGCCCACGCTGATTTCATTTTCGGTACCAGGGATACCCTGAATGTATTTTTGTGCCTGAGTCCCCGGGCGAAATTCCCACGCCACGCCGCTGAAGTTTTGCGATCCGTCTGCATTCTCCAGTGGCGTGCCATCGAGATAGATATCCTTCGCCGTCAACTGCCCTGCAAATTCGCCCTCTCCCAATGCAACAAGAATTTTGGCCTTCGCTACGGACTGGAGATCGTCTGGTTGTTCAGTCGGGGTGCGGGAACTGGAGCTGCCGCCCTTGCGGCCTCTAATCGGAGTAGATGTAGCCATATTGCGCCCATAAAAAAGGCCACCCTGAGGTGGCCTGAAAGGAGGTTTTTATTTATTGCTGATCTTCGACATAAATCCCGGCTGAAATAATCGCACCGCCGATTCGCCGACGACCATAAAGAAGCGGTACCGGATAGCCCTGCGCGGCGGTGTTGGTGACTCCACCGAACGCGTATGAGGCGCGGTTATCTGAGCTCTGTTTGCTGGCCAGCCCCGCTGGTTGAGGGGAAAGCATCTGGACAACCCCGCCAATCATCATTGCCGCACCGAATTTGTATAAGAATGGTGATGCCGCAGCCCAGGGTGTGAAATTAAGCACCGCCCCTACGGCAACCAGAACAGCACCAAGTATTGTCTGGAGCAATCCGGCCTTTTTGCTCCCGATAATCACCGGGATAATGCGAATGACATCGCCGGTGACCGGGTAACCCAGGTCATCAACACCAATATTCTTTTTCCCTTTGAATACTGAATAAGTGAGACCACGACGTTGGCTGGAAATCATAAACTGCTCAAATCCCGGTATAGTCTTTGCCAGCGCAACACTCGCTTCGTTCACGCGGGAAATCAGGCGGTGGTGAACTTTACCGAATGTTTTCCCGAGCACGCCGCCAAGCTCAATGCGGGTCATTACTTCGTGCATGTTTCACCTGCCATTACATCTTTATAGCGAACGATCTTCATCGTGCGATCCTGCCAGTAGCCACCATACGGCACACGCTGACTCAGATGCCCGTAAAGATGGTGCAGCAGCATGTTACCCTCCAGCAATATCCCGGCATGATTCCACTTATCGGCCTGCACCTGCATGATGACCAGATCGCCTTCCTGCGGCGGTCCGTCAAACTCCCTGAATCCGCACTCGTACCAGCACTCCTGATAGAAATTGTCCGGGTAGTCCTTTTCCCACCAGGGATAATCCACCCGGTAATCGTGGAGCTCGATACCGTGGGCCTGCCGGAAATAGCTCATTACCAGGCCCCAGCAATCGAAGTGGCCAAGGACGAACGGACGCTCCAGCAATGGCAGTTCCCCGCGCGGATGAATGGTGCGTAAGTCCCCCTCTGGCCAGCTCACAATATGCCAGGGCAGCAGCGTTGCATCACACTGCGCCTTATCCAGCTCGCTGGCCTGTGTCGTCGCGTCAGGATGGCTGTGAACAATGGCTACCACCGTCCCCCAGTCTTCTGCCGCTGCGTAATCTTCGGGGGACAGGTGAAAATGTTCAGTCGGCTCTGCTGCGAGATTACGACAGGGAAAATAGCGCTCAACCCGGCTTTTCTGTGCCACCACGCCGCAGCACTCGCACGGATATTCTGCTGCAGCGTGTGCCATGATGGCATCAATGGTTTTCTGGCGCATATCAGCTCCTGATAAGAGATGTACCCGGGAAACCGCCGAACGGCAGCTCGTTGCTGTCTCCGTGCCGGAGCTTGCAGGCCGTCAGCGTGCCGTTGCAGACATCCAGCGAGGGAACGTCAACCGGATTATTGTTTTTGTCGAAATAGCGCGTTCCGGCATAGTCGCAGCCGTCGCCGGTCCGGTACTTGTTCCGGATGCACCAGCTGCATAACGAATGCAGCTGCCGCGTGGGTATCATCTGGCCCTGTAAATCCATCGGACTAGAAAGCGTAAATTCGACAACTTCATCCGTCTCGGTGCTTCTGGCATCGATATAAAAGACCTTCAGTTTTTCCTGTGACGGGTCTGCGGTGGGATTGCCCTGCGGAAAATTTCTGGCGTCCAGATACTGTGCCAGCGTGTCGTGGATACTCACTTTCGCCTGCAACAGATCGTCATACGCCAGACAGAGCGCTGAGATCGAGCTGTCCAGGTTCGCCACACTCAGTTTTGGCTGTGGACTGGTACCGTCCGTGGTCGCTTCAATACCCTCAACCTGACACGGCCAGGCTTTATACTCCTCCCCCTGCCACCAGATGGACTTCGCCGGAAGTTTATTCTCATCCCCGCCTGCAACCTCAATCTCTTCCGGAGTATGCGCGATGTTATGTGCGTGGAAGCGGAGTACATCTGACATACCGAACGCTGTGCCATCGACAGAAAAAAGCCGGACTTCATTGCCCGGCTCGAGTTTTTGATAATCAGCATTAAGACTCATGGTGCAAATGCCTGTTCAAACGTTGCGGTTACAGTTATCACTTTTACGTTTTTAACCACCTTTTTGAGCGTGTCAGCCTCGACACGCCACAGCGCGGTATCGCCGAAAGGCGGAGTGAAAATAAACGACTTCACTTTATGCCGTCGAAGGAAAGCGTGAATTTCATTCGCTGTAGTCGGATCCCCTGAAAAGGAATATTCATAGGTACGAATCTCATCATTCAGGCCGGAGCCGCTCACCTGTGCGTACCCGTCGCCGAACTGGACCTTCCTGACTGTGTCTTTGCTTCCCTCGGTGGGCTGGCTGGAAACCTTAATGCCCCAGGGGAATGTTTCTATCGTCATAACTGTTACCTGCGATTGGTCGCATTCCAGATAAGCCCACCGGGCTGGATTGCCCTGGCGATACCATCGTTGACAGATTTGTTAATCACCTGCTGATACACCTTACCCAGCCTGTCTCCGTCGTTTTGCTGCTGTGCATTACCGGAAGCATTCTCGACCGTCACCGGGGCATATACACTGACACCGAAAGGTGCTGCAGCCGGGCCTGTACCACCGCCCCCGACATACCCTCCCGTTGCATAGCCTTTCATCATCCGGTAAAGATTGCCGACGCCGATCCGGCTGGTAGCCTCTTTGGTGAAAACAAACTCGCCACGGTGAACGACACCTGCTGGCTCATATTTCCCGCCTGAACCGGTATAACCGCCACCTGCAAATCCCAGCGCGGTTGATGCTGAATCCACTAAGCCTACCATCGCCTGTTTCAGCAGGATCTGTGTCAGCATGGAGAGCGTGGAGCGGGTGAAGTCAGCCCAGTCAGCCTTTCCGCGCGTCAGCATGTCAGCCATATTTTGCCCGATTCCATCAAACGTACTGGTAGCAGCCGACTTCATCTGGCCATAAGCATCTGAAGCAGAATCAACATAATCTGCCCATGCGGATTTGGCCCCGGATTGCCAGTCGTCCCGCAGCTTATCCTGCTCGGCGTAATACGCCTGCAGTGCCTGCAGCTCATTCTGATAACCAGCGTCGTTCTCCGAACCGCCACCATTTTTCCACCCCTGAAGAAGCTGGGCCTCCTCGTTGCGGCGTTGTGCTGCACGACTGCTTATACCAGCACTTTCCGCCAGGGCTCGGGTTTTCTCGCCAATCTGCGTGACGTATTTTTGGGACGTATCCTGCAGGCGGTTAAGCCGCTCCTGCGCCACTATCTGATCGCCAAGCTTCGCGTTCAGCTCTGCACGGGAAAGCACCTCGCTTTTACTGGCCAGCAGGGATTTTTCCTCAGCAGAAAGCGTCCGGGTCTTCGCGGCTTCTTCCAGAACTGTAAACCGGGACTGTTGACGCCACAGCTCCTGACGCTGCTGACTGATGGTGTCATTTATCCCCTTATGCTCCTGCAGGGTGCGCAACTGTGCCTGCAGCTCCAGCGTCTGGGCGCTGGCCGTATCGGTTGCACGGGCACCTGCGGGGGTTCTGATTGCCGGGGTCTTCTTCGGCTTTTTAAGGGTGTCTTCGTACTCTTTTTTCGCGGCAGCCAGGTTGATGTTGTAGTCAGCCTGGAGGATTCGCCCCTCTTTCAGTGCCTTGTTGAGCTCGCTCTGCCTGGCCGTGTATTTCTCCAGTGCCGTCTGCGTTTTGGCATAGTTTGCATGAGCCTGCGCAGCATACTTCTGGCGATCCGATTCCGCAGCCGCTTCGCGCGAAGCATTCTCTTCATTCGCCCTGGCAATTCCCGCCTGCTGCTGAGCCATGTCCAGCGCCAGCCTGGCCGTTTCGCGATCATTCCAGAATCGGGCGCGGGCCTCATCATTGACATATCGGTCACCTTTACGCAGGTTCCAGATTTCATCGGCTTTTTTGAACGCGGCTTCGGCTTTTGCCACCATCTCCTGCGCGGTGTCAGGTCGGCCAATATCGCGGGCTGCATCCCACATCGACTTGAAGGCGCGCTTCAGGGAGTCCGCTGAAGATTCAATCGTCCCCATATTGTCGCGGATGGCTTTGGTCTGATCGTTGAATCCGGCTGTAGCAGCCTCGTTAGCCGCCTGCAGTGCGCCAGCCTCATCACCGGCACGCTGCAGCTGCGCCACATGGGCAATCTGTTCAGCAGTAACGTTATGGAACTGCTGGGCCATCGCGATCAGGCCCGATGTCGGGTCAGTTGCGAGCTTGCCATAGGCTGCTGCGACCTTTTCCACCGGCACGCCGGAGGCATCGGTAAACCGCGCCACCGCCTGGCTCATGTCATCAAAGCGCGAGCCAGCACGCACACCCGCGTTGATAAGTTCGGTCAGTGCTTCACTGGTCTGGCTGAAGGTCAGCCCCGCTGCCTGTCCGTTACGCGCCAGTGCCAGCATGCGGTCAGCGGTCAGTCCGGCTGTGTTCCCCGACAGTACCAGCGTTTTGTTGAAATCAGACAGAGTGGAAGAGCCCTGGTACCAGGCATAGAACAACGCGCCCGTTGCAACGGACAATGCACCAATGCCGACCATCAACGGGGAAATCGTCCCCAGCAACGCCCGGAATGTCGGAATGATCCCGCCAAAGGAGTCCTTAACCTGACCGCCCTGCTGAAGCAGAATCAGCCAGGGGTTCTGCCCACCCGCCAGCTGCGTGGCTACATCGGTAAACTGTGCCGGGAGCATACGCATTGCGGCGTTATACTGACCCACAGAAATACCCGCTTTGCGCGCGGCGTTCTCCTGGCGGCTGAAGGACTGCTGGATACGTAACGCTTCGTCGTTTGCCGCACTGCCGGTCTGTTTTAATTCTTTTTTGACGTAGTTAAGCTGCTCGCTGAATTTCGACGAGTTAACGTCAAGGTTAACGACCAGATCACCTACTGCCGTCTGGGCCATAGCGCACTCCTCCTGAAATACCTGCAGCCTTCGCCATCAGCGTATTGTCATCCGGTTCATCAATGTCGATGGGTTCCGGTGCAGTATTAAGAATGCTGAAACTGTCCGGGGTTAACTCCGGATCGGCAAAAAACAGGGTTGAGATGGTGTAGAGCAAGCCGGAGAAGTGTGCGTCCAGCTGCGCATCATGAAAGTAATTGTCCTGATAGAAGATTTTCCAGTCGCCGTACTCCGTTGAGGACATGCCAGCAAGCATGGCACGCCAGTCCGGGCGACCGAACTCACGCGCCAGTTTCATGGCAAATTTCAGCTCACTGGCGAGGGCTTTTCCGCAGTAACGGGTTCAGCGGGTTTATAACCTTCTTCGGCGGACGCTGCCTGGTCATCAGTTACCGGCGCAATCATCCCGGACAGGAGCTTCACCTTATATTCCGCTTCGGCAACCAGTTCGGTCGGCCATGACTGCATGACCTCATCCTGAATCTTTGCCACTTCCGCCGCCGCATTTTCTCCCTGGGAGCCTTTCAGTTCGTGGCCGTGCCAGAGCGACATCGCCACGAGGAACGCCCCACTTTTTACGGTGAGGGTGATGGCCGCTTGGAAATCGCCAGCTTCAACTGCCTCCAGCTGCTTCAGGTACTCGAGGTATTCAATACGCTGAAGCGCCGAAAGCTGGAACAATGTGACGCTGCTGCCGTTACTTTCCAGCAGTTCGCTCTTTAGAAACATATTTACTCCGGGTCGGAACGGGGCTCACGCCCCGGTTATCAGGAAACAGTGACTTTGCAGATCGCCACAAAGTTACCGTCATTGCTCATAACGATGATTTCTACGGTGCCCGCCACCACGCCGGTGACAGTCAGGGTATTGCCGTTAACGGTGACCGTTGCTTTTGAAGGATCAGAGCTGGCTACGCGGAAGGATTTATCTGACGCACTGGCCGGAAGGACTGAAACCACCAGTTGCGTTGTGGCTGCGACCGCTACAGCTGCAGTGGATTTATCCAGACTAATCCCCGTGACAGCAATCGGCGCGGTACCACTGTCCTCTGCCAGCGATGGTTTGCCGTTGTTTGTGATTTTGGCCGTGCGGGTCATGACCTCTTTGGACGTAATGGTTTTACCGAGGCTGCTCACCCAGCCCTTAAACACATCGACAACACCATTTGGGTATTTGATTTTATATCCCCTCACGGTGCCCTCATCGAACCAGTTCACCAGGTCCTGCTGCCCGGAATCTCCCGGCATCCACGCGAGTGTCAGGTTGGTTTCACCGGCTGATTTCTGCCCCTGCATCGTTGATGTCCAGTCGGCATTCTCATCATCGATGTAGGTGTCATCTTCAGATTCAGCCGTCAGTTCACCGGGCTGCAGGTCTTTAATCTTTGCGAGGCGCAACCAGTCAACGTCTGAAAGCGGATTGGCATAGGGGTCACCGGTTCCGGTGTAAACCCAGAGAGTGGTACCGGCACCTTTTGTTGGCACCAGCGGGTTTGGTGTGGCCATAGGGTCCTCACATGTCGTAAGTAATGGAATATTTCAGGTCGGCAGAACTCCACAGCGCCATATCGTCATCGCGCTGGTAGTCATAACCCTGCTGAACCATTGTGGTGATAAGGGATTCAAGACCCGGAACCTCTGCGAGAACCGGATACACCCGCGTTTCCATCCAGTCATCCAGATCAGAATCAGGCACCTGAGCCCCAAGAAAGACTTCGATATGCAGAATGGCCTGCCAGCTGTCTGCATCCAGTTCTTCCCCGGTGTATTCCGCATCTGTCAGATAGACGGCTACAGCAGGGAAATCTTCCTCTTCGAGCACTGCAGGCCTGCCGTCAAAATAAATGGCGTCAGTACCAATCGCGCTTTCAAGCGCGTCAATAATTACCTTGCGGATATCGCTGTGTTTCATCTTGTCAGAATGAGCCTGAGTTGGTTGGTAAGGGATGCCCGGAGCTCTTTGGGCATATCCGACTCCATAAGCTTCGGCAGTTCTTCTTTAAACGCCGTAGTTAACGGAGCTGCCAGCGGGATGCTGACTACTTCAATGGGATAACGGGGTTTTGACGTTCGCCTCATGACGTGCCAGCGGCCATTTTTAAGCTGCTGGATGAAACCACCCGGAAAACGGAACGGCCCTATGCGCAGAACGCTGCTGGCCCCTTTCTTATCCCTTTTTCTGCGGGAAAGACGCACGCTTGCAGTGCCGAGTTTTATGGCCGGTAAATTTCCCCTGTTCACCCGGATAAGCGCACGGGGCTTATTGACCGTCGCACGCTTCACCCTGGCGCGTTGCTTTACCAGCTTTCTCGGTACGCGGGTGTCTTTTGATACGACTGCAACGCTACGGCTGACAGCCCGGTTTGCCACGCGGTTAACGGCCTGCGCCGACGCACGTGGGACAGCCGTTTTGCTGATGCTGTTAAGGTTCTCTATGGCCTGCTCAAGGCCTTTTATTGACATAGGCGCTCCTTAACGGCGACGCGAGGAAGGTGGAGCAGAGCCGTTACCCAGCCAGATATGACAGGAACCACAGTCATCCGGACCGATACGATCAACCCAGAATGACCGGCCGTTAATCGTCAGGGTGTCCATACGCTGCAGTTGGCTGACAGTGGAGGTTTCTACAAACAGCGTCGGGCTGGTACCTTCAACACGGATCCCTGCTCCCGCATAACCAATGTTTTCTGGATCATCAAAGACACCGACCAACGTGATTCCAGACAATAAGCCTGACATCACCTTTGCCTCTGTGCCCATCACACTGCGGATAGTGCCATCAGCTCGCGACATGGCCTCATCAAATAGATTATCGAAATCAGCCATGCGGCCCCCTTCAGACTTCGCGAGCCAGCCCCTTTGCGATCAGCTCGTCTGCATCCTGTTCGGATACGCGGATAATCACTCCGGGCTCAACGATGGATACCGGTTCGTTACGCGTGGCATGGAACGCGTCAACATGCAGGGTAGCCAGCGTTTCTACTGATACCCGGTCATCCGTTGTGACCGCTTCCGATTTTACTTTTTCCGCGTCAGCTACATCGATGTCGGTGCTGTCGGTGTCGGTGCTGTCATGAGCATTCTCCTCTCCGTTTTCACCGTCAACCGAACTGGCATCACCATCCAGCTCCTCTTCCAGCTCAGCAATACGCATCGTAAGTTCTTGAATCGTGCCGCTGGTGCTGACCTCGCGGTTAAGCTGAGTGCCAAGGTCATTCAGGCGAGCGATTAGCTTTTCTTTCTCTGTCATGGGAAATACTCCAGAAAGGTGGCCCGACAGGGCCACAGGGGGAAGTTATGCGAGCTTGACTGACACGAACTCATCCGGGTCTGCCAGCAGCATCAGCGGGGCTGACTGAATCATGGTGAATTCGCGTGCCGGGTCGCCCGTTTGCACCCAGTTTTTCGGGTAACGCGTCGAGGCGTTGATACCTTCTCGCTGGGCATCGGCATCAAGAATGCAACCATAGGTACGCAGGCCGCGCGCCTGAGTGTTACCCAGGACCATCGTCAGGTCTGGCAGATAGTTCTTTTTGACGTCGTTTTCGATGTACTGGCCGGAGTAGACCACGATGGCCACATCGCCATACATCCCCTTGTAGGAAACTGCCTTGCCCAGGTCTTTCAGGGCGGTTTCCAGCTCAGAGTTAGAGCCTCGACGCGTATCCAGTTTCTCCTTCACTGCCTTGAAGGAACGGAACAGCGCCCAGCCCTTCGGATCGAACACAATGATGTTGACCACACCGCTGGCGTTGAGCGCGTAGGCTTCAATGTCATCGGTCGGGTCATACGTTTCTTTGTCGCGGGAGGACCACGCAGCCGCACCGGCCTGGACAATGTTGTTACCAGCGCTGCGGCCCATATCCACTTCAACAGGATCAAACGCTTCCCCGGTCATGGTGTATTTACCGCTGAGCACCGCCTCAACAGCCTGTTTCTCTTCGACCTGCGCAATCGCAAGCTCTTCATCCTTCATGTTCTGGAGGATGATGCGGCGACGGCGATAGACCGGGTCAGCGAGATTCTGAGGGTCCTCATCAGGCAGGCGGCGAAGGGTCATCAGTGGGTTGACTTCATGTTTCGGCTTTACATAACCCGGTGTGAACTCAGATGTGCTGCCGCCACGGGAACGGAGCACTTTGCCGGAGACAATCGGCGAAACGTACAGCGCCATGTTGACCAGACCAGGAATTTGCGACAGGTAAACCTTCTCTGTACTGAAGGGATAGCTTTCGCGGAAAAAGATGCGCAGGAAGAGCGGATCGAATTTGAATTTCTTCTCATTGACCGCCAGCAGCTCGGCAGTTGTGTAAACGGACATAGATTTTTCCCGTAAAAAAAGCCGCACAGGCGGCTTTATGAATGATGTTGGTTGTAAAACGCGGATTAAACGATGCTGATCGCAGTACCGGCGAACGCGTTACGCTTGATATTTTCGTCTGTGACGGCAGATGGCCAGAGGACATCTTCAATGCGGAAAGAGCCGGATTTGTAATAGGTCAGCTCGGCGCTGTTCTGGTCAGCTGTCACTGCCAGAACGCCCACGGCCGCGCCAGCATTGGCACCATCCCAGACGGTCAGCTTGCCAGAAGTGGCATCCAGCATGAGCGGTGTCATGGCTGGAGTGGATGCCGTCAGTTCGCCGGGACCATACGCGGTGTGCGCCGGGTCGCTGTTACCGAGCGGCTGGTTATGAGTGAAAACTTCGGTAATTGCCATGATTGCCTCTTAAACGGGAGTATTTAACAAATCATCAACGGAGTCAGTCGATGCGTTGCCTGCTGAGAGTGCGCCTGGTGCAGCTTCCATCAGGCGATCCAGTGCCGTATCGGTACGCGCCTGGGCACTTTGCGGCGCAGCAGCCAGAATGCGCTGTGCGCTCTCGACCGTCATTCCCGGCGTTTCGGCCAGTACGCGAGCCTGTGACTCTCGCCCTTTCGCCTCTTCGCAGTTCAGGATCCCCATGATGCGGCTATTCTCTGCTGCTACTGCTGCAGAGACCTGAGCACTCACATCTACTGGAGACATTGCGGCAGCAGTGGTTGTGTCAACCGTGGTGACCTGCTCAGCCGGTGCAGTTTTCTGAGTAGTTGCCTGGTCGGCTGGATTATTGGTCGCTGCAGATGCAGAAGGTGATGGCATAGTTCCTCCAATGGTTGTTTTTTTGCGTCTGTCGAGTGCTTCGCGCATCACGCCGAGCGCATCGGTATTGTTAACAAGTTCATCCGCCAGTCCGTTATCCACGGATTCCTGGCCGGTGAATACTGCCGCTTCGGTATCCAGCACGTCCTGAACGGACATGCCGGTATAAGCGGAAACCTTTTCGGCAAACATCTGACGTGTGGCATCGATACGCGCCTGGAAATCAGCACGCACATCTTCCGGAAGTTTTTCGTAAGGGTTGCCGTCGACCTTGTGATCGCCGCTGTAAATCAGCGTGACCTCAACGCCGTTAGTTTTGAGCGCAGCACCATAGTTGCTGTGCGCCATCATGACCCCGATGGAGCCGGTTCTGGCGGTTTGCGTGACCAGTCGTCGCGATGCTGAGCTGGCAATAAGCTGTCCTGCACTGCAGTTCATGTCATTGGCCAGCGCCCAGATGGGTTTGATATCGCGCATACGGGCAATAATGTCGGCGCAGTCAAACGCCCCGGACACCATTCCACCCGGCGTATCCATGTCCAGCAGAATGCCGTCGACGCCGGGGTCACTGATGGCCTGCTGCAGGCGAGCGATGATCCCGTTGTAACCTGTCATCCCGGAATAAGGCTGCAGCGCACGGGTTTTACTTACCAGAGTGCCGGAAACCGGCAAGACCGCGATACCATTTGCCACCTGATAGCTGCGCGATGGTCGGGTATCCATGTCATCATCTTCACCAAACAGCGCCAGCGGTTCGGCTATTTGTCCGGCGTCAAGCGTGATGCCAGAGACGGTATCTGTCAGCCGGGTGATACCCAGCTGGCCAGCCAGCGCGCAAAAGAAAACCCGCGCGTAGGCGGGTTCAAGCATCAGCGGCTCATTAAAGGCCATACTGGCAATATGCGGAAGATTACGCAGCTCGTGCGCCATCTTGCTCCTCCTCGTTTGATTTTCTCACTCCAGCCTCAAAAGCGGCAGCGGCCCATGCCGGTGGTTTCAGACCCGCAGCACGACGCTCCATTGTTTCCCGGACCTGCTGGGCAAAAATCTCCTGATAATCATCACCGCGTTTGGCGCACTCTTTCTCATACGTGCTGAGACCAGCCTCAATAAGCATGACGGCTTCCTGCACCTCTTTCAGCCCGTCAATCGCCATCCGGCCGGAGCCAATCCAGCTGGCGTTCCCCCAGGCTGTTCGAGCCTCCTGGAAACTGAAACGGGCTTTCGAAGGAAGCGTGACCACCCTTCTGGCAATCGCTTCTTCCAGCCAGCAAAGAAACATCTGGCAGGCCTGTCGGGACGCAACAAACTTGCGACGCCCCATAAAGTACGCCCAGGACTCGTTAGCACTTGCGCGTGCGGTCGAGTAGCTCATCTGCGAATAGTTTCGTGAAAGCTGTTCATACGACACACCCAGCCCTGCAGCAATATAACGCAGCAGGGATTGTTCGAACGTTGAATAGCCGTTATCGGTATCCTGCGCCGACTGAAGGTTAAGAGAATCCCCCGGCAACAGGTGTGGAACCCTTGCCCCGCCCAGGCGAACTGGCGCAGCGGAGTAATAGGCTGCCATTTCGCCGAGCCAGCCCGTCAGTTTGCTCTGCTGCTCTTTATTATCAGCACCAAGGATAAAATCCATCGCCGATTGGGTATCCAGTTCACTCTCGATGGTGGCCGCATACATGGCCTTTACGATAGCGCTCTGGAGCTGGGTGTTTTGCAGGGTATCGAGCATTTTCATCTGCTCCATCACGCTGTAAAACGCATTGGCCCCACGGGTTTGTCCATCCTCCATCGGTTCGAACACATGGATAAACGAGGGGCGGCCACCAGGAAGCTCGCGCGGAATATAGGTCCAGTGCTGCGACATCCAGCCGGGGTATCCGTCGTCGCTGACGTAATATCCCAGCGCAGCACCACTATTATTGATTTTTACCCCGGCGCGGCAGTTCCGGGTATCACCGATGTTGTTTGGATTACTGACGCGCTTCGGACTGACCATTTTGAACTGAGTACGGAAAAGACGCGTTGAATCGCTGTCCCATGTCGCCTGCATGCATAATTCACCGTTAAACGCATGCATGGCCACACCTTCACGGATCATCATCGTTAAGGTTCGCTTGCGCTCGGCATCAATCCCGCAAAAGTCATCCTCGGCATATTCATTCCAGGCAGCTTCCACGTCCCGCGAAAATGCGCGTGAATCCTCCTCATTGATGCCAAGATAGCGCCAGCTCGGCCGATAGCTGAGTCTGAAAAATGACCCGACGATATGGTCCTGGTGGAGCTGCACGGCGTTTGCCGCATAGCCATTATTTCTGACCAGATCGTCAGCACGGGCATTTCCGCGCGAGAAGTTAGGCAGAAGAGCCGCATCAGCACTTTCGCTTGGTGGATTCCAGCCCCGCAACTGACCACCAAACCCTCCGCCACCACCATGATACCCCGCGTATTCCCGAAGGGATGTTTTCCCGTCAGGACCCACTAAAGATGGTATTTTCATACGTAAAACCTTGCAGGCCCCTGGCGTCGTGATGTTGTACCAACCTGAGATTCAAGGTCAGCAATATACTTTTTGAGATCGGTGACTGAGGTAGCGGTAAATTCCACTCTTCGGCCATCTTTCTGTACCGTCGCCACTCGTTTCCCCATCATCAGGTCATGTAACGCAGCGCGCGCGGCATTCAGTTCAGTCTGTGTTGCCATTATTCCTCTCCAGACAATGCCCGCGCGTAATCCGCCAGGGTCTTGTTATTGTTACGGGTGCCTTCTTCCTCCAGCAGGCTGGCAAGAAGTGAATCAAGGTTAAGCTGCCAGCGGGATATGCTGATACGAAGCGCCGCCAGTGCGTAAACAAAGCAGTCGAGAGCCTCATTTCGTCGTTTTTTACTGTCCCAGACTATCTTTTTCTTTCCGTCTACCCATTTTTCTACCTGCTCTTCAGCAGTTAGTTGTTGGGCCTCCGTTAAATCGTAGATTTCTGGGTTATTGGGGAAGTGAACGGCACCGGCCAGAGGCTCATCACCTTCAGAAATAAGTGTGAAACGGTTATAAATTTGCTCTTTCGCGGTATCAGTACCCACTTCTGTCAGATAAACGCCGTTTTTGTTGCGCTTGCGGGGCATATTCGCCACCGGTTTTCCATAAACCGACGCACCCTTTATCGGGATCACACGAAACAGACCGTGTTTTTTAGAGCGGTTGTAGACGATAGTGGGGTCAACACCACCGATATCCCAGCAGATTCGGGATATAGACATTTCTACATCGTTCCAGCGTTTATATGTCTTGTTAATTGCCTCATCCACACGGGTAAGCGTTGACTCATCATCATGGCGGCCCATGATGATTTGCCTGTCGATAAGCCAGCTTTCCTCACCCGGCCCCCATCCCCATATACGCATTTCGTAACGGTCGAGCTGGGAGTCAATACCCGCTGTCAGATATGCTACTCGCTCCGGCACAGACGCTTCAAAGTGCTCTTTGCGCTCCGCTAATACTTCAGCGTCTGGTCGTTCGCCTATTTTGGGTTCCCACGTTTCGCCTAGGGTAGTGTTAACGAACGTTTTACGCTTACCCGTATCACCTTTTGTTTTTATCCAGTCCTTGACGATCTGAACCCAGGTAGTGAACGGGCTGTATGCGGTCCAGATATGGAATGTAACACTGTCAGGCGGTTCAATTTCGGTACCGGATGAAGCAAACCAGTTTAGGCCGTCTCGCGTCCAGATACCTGTTTCATCACAAATGTACCTGGCCTCCATGAAGTCCAGTTCCTGTTGTTTAATCACACAGGCATTGTGTTCACAGAGGTAGTAAACGCTGGAAGGTTCTCCCGGTGACCATTTGAAGCCAAATGGTGTCTCTTTATCACCAAATTTCAGATACTGTTCTTCTCCACAATGTGGGCATGGGACATGGAACCGAAGAAAATGTTCTGACTCCTTAGCAGCCCTTTCTATCTGGCACGTTCCTTTGACTTTCGGTGTAGATCCTCGAATGGATTTAGGCCATACAGAACCCTCAATACGCTTATCTCCCAGAAAGGTGGGAGAACCTTCTTTCTCGATGTCATCATCGAAAGCGGCAAGCTCGTCGTAGCCAGCCACATCAACGGATTTTTCACGATAATTTTTTGCAGCCTTCCCCCCCAGACACCAGAAGCCACGACCATTTGAGAAACGCTTCATGCTCAGCGTATTGTCACGGTGTTTTTTCCCGTACCAGGGAGCAAGCGCCAGCAGTGTCGGGATATCACGGATGGTCGGTTCGACATGGGACTTCATGAAGTTTTCAGCATCACCATCGGTTGGTAACCATATCAGGGTGTTACGCTGTTTATGCTGGATGAAATATGCGTAAACGCCGAGCAACATTTTTGAGTAGCCGACACGAGCCGATTTAACGACATTCACCTCGCGGATATAGTCGTTGCCCATCGCATTCATAATTGCACGCTGAAATGGTAGAGTTTCCCAGCGCCCTTCCTGATAGGCAGACTCTTTCGGGAGATAGTAATTCTCATCTGCCCATTCAACCGCTGTTTGCGGCTCCGGTCGGTATAGCGAACGTAGCCCCGCTCGCGCAGAGTGCTGCAGCCCCTTAACCTGACTGTTCGATATATTCACTCAGCAACCCCGGTATCATTTCATCCAGCGCAGCTGCCTTGTTCATGGCCTTAATGATGTCCTTCTTAAGGAAATCAATATGTCGGTTCTCCAGCTCCGGGAAACGCCGCTGAATCGACAGAGGTATTCCATCGAGAATGCTGGCAATTTCTCCGGCTACCCGCGACAGCACGAACGTGCAGAATGCGGTCTCCACCACTTCAGCGGACTCTTTTGCATTTTTTAATTCCTGAGCGTCAGCCTGAGCTCTCGTAAGTCGGTGTCGCTCATATTCAATCGTGCCAGGTTGAAGATCGGACTCAGAAGCAATGCGGAGATCTTCAACTTCCCTCCGCAATTTTTCATTTTCTATGGCTGCGTCGCGGGCACTAAACCATTCTATTGCGGCAGCAGATTCAAAGAGAACCTCATTACCCTTGCCACCACCGCGGGCAACCGGCATGCCCTGTTCCTGCCAGTTCTGAATCGTTCGGACGCTCACCCCAAAGATTTCGGATAAGCGTTTTTTGTTAACCTCCATGGCTTACTCCTGGCACAAAACAGAGAAAGGAAACAATCAACCGTAAACTACCGTTTTCCATGCTAAGTCGTTTCCTTACTGGATAGAGGACATTTTCAATAAAAACAATGAATAAACCAGAAGAAGAACGGAAATGGCCAAAACAAGAAAATTTTCATAAACAGAGAGAATCTGCGCGGACGCCGCCCCGTAAGAAGACGATAAGCTGGAAAGGACCCGAATAAAGCTTACATCCGCATATATTATGGGCCCACACTCAAGCAAATAACTTGTATATGGTCGTAAAATCCCAATAGCATCTACCAAAGCAAATTATTGAAATTAACCTACTCATCATGCTTTAAAATAAACCTATGTAATTAACACTTCCACTGAGTACCTAACTGTTGCGTGTAGCAACTGACGCATAGCCAAGAAAATAAATATCGACGCAACTAATATACCCCCACTGAACATCATCAACAAACTTACACGTTAAACACTTAATCCCTATCTAAAATCCCTTTCTTATATGCCTTAGCAAGATAAAGTAGGTTACTTTCTTTATCATCACTATGTAAAATCTCAGCGTGCTTATCACTTACTTTAATGAATCCCTTCGCAGCCTGCAGAAGCCCCAAACCTGTCACCAACGGATTTTCCGTGTCGCTAACACTAATAATCGCTCCTAAAACAATATTAACCATATCGTCAGAACCTGGCATTTCAAAACTTAAATTGTAGCGATTTAAGAACCAACCCTTATTAATTTCACTAATTCTATTTATATCTTCCAAGGAATTACGGAACCGTTCATAAGCCTTTTTCTGAAAAAGCGGCTCATCGGGAGCATAAGCAACATCTTGGTATAAGTCATCCAGATAATTATGGAACGCATCATAATCAACTTTATATTTATGCTTAAACTCAAGTATCTGCTCCGGATGGATATGTGGTCCGGGAACAGGAAGTGCATCAAAGAGTTCAAGTTTTAAGTTCGTATTTCTATCACTTTTCCCATTCCCCCCTATAAATTCCTCTCCTATCTGATGTAAATTCCAGTCACGCTGAGGCTCATCCTTCCTTAACTTACTAAGTATCTCAACCTGACGTTTTGGGAACTCTATCGGGTATTGATCGCTATTGAATCCGATAGACACTATTGGTCTAGTCAAAAAATCTAAACCAATCAATATATCTTCTCGGGGTAATTGAAAATATATTTCTCTTGAGCCAGGAATTACTAATCTGTCCCAAAAAAGAGTGTAATAATTCAAATCTTCTTCATTCAACCCTCGCGCCGTCTGGAATCCACCAGTGGGCAAAACTTCCGTCATAACAGGTGAAGCAACAACACATCTTTCCACAATCTTCCCCTTAGTAGTTTTCACTCAAAAGCTTAGGAGAAAGTAACTATCACACCTACAAAAAAAAGTAAACAAAAACTACTGTATGTTTGATTTGGATTATGAAACTCTATCAGCCAGGCTTGTAGCAATAATAAAAATAATCGACAACATCGGAATACCGAATAAACAATCATCGCAAAAATGAAATCTACTAGCATTTTTCTAAACGTCTTTTTCATAAACTAGTACATAGAACAGTTTGACTGATTTCATAAATTTTATTTTATCCTAGTTAATGAGATGCTCGAACATTTTCTATCTCTCGTATCCCAGCAAAGCGCTTGTTGCCCTTATCGATAACTGACAGTAATGGTTTTATCCAAAGCACTGCCTGACAATATGTCATTGGGCTGGTGGTAACGGCACGATCATTGGCTGCGTAAGTACTGTCGGTATCGGCGTACATTGCGCTGGCACGTAAACGGTGCGCGTATTCGAGCAGCCCACCAGCAATGTCAGCAGGAACAGGCAGATCACAGGTTTTTTCACGGCGGAGAATCTCCCGGTATTCGATTACGGTTTCTTCGGTACTGGTGTCGATCAAGGAGTTAAGCCTATTGGCATGTTCTGCAATCTGATTGAATCGATTGAAGTTGGATGCCTGGGTGGCGATCACCTGCCCCTGCAAAAAGTTGTCACTTCGCAAAACGTCGTTATCGCTCTGAAGACGACTGGCGTTTGAGCAACTCTTAACGAGAGCGATCGAAAGGCCTGCAATAACGACAATACTGATAAGACCAAGATTAATTCTCATTGATCCAGCCCCCAACACGTCAGCGCACTTTCCTGATCGCGCCGCTCGACCTGCCCATAGCAACCATTCTTCTGGCCTTTGGTTAGTCGGCAATCTCGGCCACCGTCTTTAATCCACCAGCGGATAGCTTCACAGGCCCCTTTCCGGTCACCAGCATTGATGCGCTTATAGAACGTGGACGGGAAGCATTTACCCGGCCCTATGTTGTACGGGCAGAAAGATGCGATCCCGGCTTTCTGCGGTTCGGTAAGCGGTACCGTAATATTGCGGTTAACCCACGCCAGAGCCTTATTGCGTTCGATGGCGTTCACCTGATTGCATCTGGCCGGAGTCAATTTCATGCCCTGCACAACCGGTTTACCATCAACCATCGTGGCGCCGCGGCAAATCGTCCAGATACCACCGCCATCTTTGTACGCCGTGAGGCTGTTACCCTCTTTTTCATTCAGAAACTGATCGAGAATGATGGATGCTGGCGCACCTGCGAGAACCAGCCCCAAAACAGCAGCACTCAATTTTGCTCTGGTTCCCATCAGTCACCTTCCTTTTGTAATGCCTCAACGACCACGCTTGCAGCTGCAGGACGTTCATGAAGGGGTTTGTCACCGACCCCTTTCAGGTAGTCATTGACCATTTTCGTTCGCTTCTCGTCTTCTCTACGCCTGCGGTGCGCATCCACCCGTCCGTTAATGTAGGAGGCAAGTGAAATAAGCAGACCAGCAGCGCCAAAGAACATGAACACCAGATCTTGAGTGGTAAATCCAATGGCAGACGCCAGAGCTGCTACCCACGCGAAGAACTGCGTGAAGATGTTCCCTGAATCATTCATTTTCATCGTCTCTCACCTCGCTGTGTGCGGGTGCTGTGTGGAGAATAAAAAAAGCCCGCTTATGAAGGCGGGCTAATGAGTGACTATTAGTAAGTAAGGTAGGTAGTCGTGAGTTAAGCTAACTGGCCAGAGTGATGCAGTATCGGGCTGATTCACAATGGTTTTGGAGAAACATCAGGCAGTTATCTTCGCCCCACTTTTTAAGCGTAGCAGCAGATTGAAAAATCATAAAAAAAGCCTGCTTTTTTACGGCAGGTTCTCAAGGAAATTGAAACTGTATTGTTGTTTTCATGATGCCGGGTGCCTCCCGGTGTCCTTACCCCAGTCAGCAAAGACGCGTGCATACCTGCAGGTAGAGGTTGACTGGGACGCACCTTAAATTAACAGATAATTCATCGCATCCACTTTATTTCGAGAATTTAAGCACAAAGCCTGTTAATTATTTTAACATAAACTCTCATAGACGAACGGCGCTTAAAAAAATCACTTTTTGCATCCTTTGATTCCACTTTATAAAAATTTATCTTGGAAGGTGATCTTTAGGACCTTCCCATTCAAAAGAATTGAAAACTTCTTGAATTACTAATTGCAATTTATGTAATGATTCAGCCGATATATCAACTTCACCATAGTGTCCATCTGCCATGGTGCATCCAAATTTGGTACCGAATAAGTTATTAAGCATCAGCGCACCTTGAGGAGCATTAATAAACCCATTGTCTAATGGTTTTAATTCTAAAGGTTTAGGTACTCGGCCTGCGCCAAGTCCACGAGCTCTATCTTCAAGATGCTGGGCAGAATTTCTTACAGCTCGTAAATCAGGAAAATCTTTTCCAATTTGGGCATGTAAATCTCGAATTTTGTGGGGGGAGCCAGGTTCTTCGGATAAAACTTTCAGAAACTTGTCGATAGTATCCATCGCATACAGAAAAGATTTAGCATGCAAAAAGATAAACTGATGCTGGTGATTCAAAGGAATACTACCGCGTCCCCACTTTTCTCTTTTTAATCGAACTTCAGCTTCAAACCTTACAACATCTTGATTTTCATAAGGTTGATAACCAAACTCCTCACGTACCTGTTGCTCTAAGATTTGTCGTCTCTGGAAATCACTTGTCCACTGTTCGTGTGATAAAGCATCGCGATGCGATTGAGAGTTTCTTTCATGCTCAAAAAAATTTAACGAAATATTTGCGTCATAGAAAGCCGTTTCCAAATGCCTTAGCAGGCTCTCAAATTTCCAAGCAAATTCTCTATCTTCAGACTTAATACGGCTGCCCGGTTTTACCAATTCAAAAATGTACATTTACTCGACCCTCAAAAGGTAATCAAGAAATTGTATTACATATCGATGGAACTCATCTATTTTGAGTTCACAAAAAAACTGCGCAGAGGCGTGTTTGATATGGTGTAGGCGAAATATCCCACGCTGGAAAGCATACGGGACACTTTTATGCAAAGTCAACACTTACGTGCAAAAAAGTGTCGCCATTTGTTCCGATCACATTAGCAAGCTGTTGCCTTCTCAAATTCTTTAGCAGCGTGACGCTCACCTTGACGCAGCGTGTCCACCAGCATTTCAAAGAATGGTTTCCAGTTACGTGACCATGAAGACTGATGGAGGTCCGGGAGACGCTTCAGAATGGCACGGTATACCGTCGCAGAGGAAATAGCAGAGAAGCCATTACCGGAGCAACGTTCACACATTTTGAAAACTGGTGCGCCGCGATCTTTAGTAGCTTTGCGGTCCAACACTTCGCCTTTACCGCCACACCTGCATCGGGCAAAGATCACTTTCTTTCCTCCGCATGTTCCGCAAACCCTATTCACCAACTCATTTTTAATCTTCGGGGCCACCAGTGCGACACCGTCCGCGTCGAAAATACCAGGATATTTAACCACATCCTCACTCCCGGAGATAAACCCTGTACCACTGCAGCTGTGACACGTCACGCTGGTAGCCGCAGAACGGGAGTAATCAGCAAAGGCTAATTGTGCCAACATCTGCATGCACCATCCGAACTGCCTACCAGCTGCTTTGCGGACATTCTTCGGTGCGACATCCATCGCATATCGCGCCAGCGCCTGAACTGCGAGCTGTTCATCCGTTTTGCTGATACCAGCCTTTCCTAAGAAAGCAGCCAAGCCGAAGCGTGCGCGGCTGCAGGTGGTACCAATAGCCGCCATTACATCTGTCCCAGCGAGACATTCCGTAGAGGTTCCTTTCACGTCGTCGCTGATATGCATTCCCTGAGGGCTGAAATGTTTGAGTGATTCTTCCAGCTTCATTTTATTTCCTCGATAATTATCATTCCGGTTTCGCCCCACACTTTTGATGTCCGGGCGTCCCAAATGTGGGAGTCATCCTCAAACAAGGCGTCCAACAGAGATTTTTTTAAGTTGTCCAGATCGGGCTTTTGCTGATGGGGTTGACCGTCCATTACTGCGCGCTTCTTCTTGCTCCAGCTCTTCGGCATCGGCAAAACGAATGTGATATGGGCGCCGCTCTCCGGTACCTTGATTCCATGAAGGCGGGCTTCATCACAAAACATGCGATAGCGCATCACCGGAAGGCGCTGTTTCCATTTATCGCGGCGAGTCATGCGGGGTTTTCCGACAGGAGTAATGATGTATTTAGGCATAAAACACTCCCAGCTCTAACTGGACCTGTTCCAGTAGTTGCTGCTCGGTACCGAAGTTGTTCTCCCATTGCTTACGGCCAGCATGAATCGCCACACCATAACCGCCGTTGCGATGGTGTGTATGACAAAGGGGAATTGATTTCCGATGGTCAGCACGTTGACTGGTGCCCTGACCGGTTCGGATATGGTGAATTTCCGCAGGCGTCTCGCCCAGGTTCTGGTTTCTGCACGCGATGCAGCCCAGCGCGGCCACACGTGAAAGATGGAGGCTATCTGCTTTCTTCATGCTGGACCACCAGCATAAGCAGAAACACCGCGCGCGAATGGGCGGTGTGAATAATTCTGGGTAGTTCTTTGCGCCATCACTTTTCTCCGGTGATGGTGCGACAGGCGCTGGTTGTTCAGCGCCAGCTTGATTATTATAAATCAGTTGTCATGGTTGCGGAAGCGCTCAGCATGCTGCTGGAGAGATTCGCGGGTAATCAGTATTGCTTCGAACGGGATAGGTATCACGATAAAAGAACCATCTTCATTGGTCACTACCTCATAACGTCCAGCGGGGCGAACGGCAGCTATTAATTCTTGCTCATTCATAACGCAAAATCCTATTTAATTCAGTCATCCCCGAAACGCCGGGGTCGGCCCTTTTCTCCCTGCGCACTGAACGTTACTGAAGCAGCCCTTCTCGCGAACGCCTAATAGGTTAGATAGACCAATTAGCAGTAATTGGTCTGTGTAACCGATCTGCTTTCAAGACACAGGAATCAGATCCAGCCTTTTAAATCACAGGCCGATTGTCGGTATCTGTCACAGAATTTAGGAGGTGCGTTACCACGCCCATTACGGTCGCATCGTCCAGCGCATCGCCCTCGATAGCATCTCCATCCTGTGTGATCAGTGCCTTCCCCTGGATTTTTGCGATGTCCAAACTGCCGCAGAACGAAATCAGGACGGTATCACCCACTTCCGGCGTTCTCGCGACGTTTATGATCGCGTACCCGGCTGATGTTTCGATGGTTCGGCAGTTGCCGCCGTAACCGTAAAGACTGGTGATAGTGAGCGTTTGTTCTGCGTAGTCTGCTGATGGTGATGGAAAACCCATGATAACCACCCCTGATAATTAACTGTATATTTATACAGTAACACCAAAAAAACGCGGGTCAAGAATTTGGGCGTAAAAAACCCGCCGTAGCGGGTAAATGCTTAATTAACAATCAATTGCTCTCATAGCCAGGACCACCAGTAGGTTTTAAAACAACTAGCCATACTGCCCCTAATAACAGCTCCATCAGGTTTACGTTTTTACCTCGTGCTTATCGCGCAGTTGCTTGTGCTTGTAGTATTGGGTAACGGAAACCGCTGAATGCAGGAAATCTCAGGTGCATTTCTGCATCTGTGACAAGGTAAGGAATTCAGATTGTGGTCGCATTTAAGTCCCCTTAAATGCGCAGAAGTCACCGGAGTTGTTCAGGCTCCGATGACATGATTATGGTGGGTTGATTTCGGAAAATCAAAGGTTACTAAACCGTGGATGATTTCTTTGGGTGAAATTTCCGGATTGCAGCATCGACACGATCGCGAGATGGTAAAACATCAAATGCTATGTTGTAGAATTCACCATCATACGCTTGCTGCCTTACAACATTAAATTCTTTGAACTGAGTCATTGGGTAGACCACTGGTTCGTTGGAATTGGTAGAACGCATTACAGCTTTTGTTACCACGCTTATCTTATCAAGACCCGCTTCATCGTTCTTGATATCACCTTCGTGACCTAAACCAAAAACCAGATAATCTTCCATTTCACGCTCCTGTTGAACCTCAATAAATTCACATTAACTTTTTAACTATTTACTAACATTATTAGGTAAAAAGATTTTTTCACACTTCGCCATTGATGGCTCTCTACCTGATATTTCATAGTACTGGGCATGATTTAGCATGATTTTCTTCATGCTTTCTTCGCAGTCTTTCCTGCTGTAAAAGACATTCACCGGTTCTTTTTCAGTGTTCAAGTTCACAACTTCCAAAGAACAACCTGACATATTGCTGAGGCTGGCACAGGAACTCAAAACCAGCACAAATAGTTCATTCATAAATGACTCCCTAATTACTGTACTGGTTATATTGCCCAAACTTTAGCAGAAAATACGACTATTTTTTAACGGCAGCGAGCATCGCCTTATAGAGATTCGGGAATCGAGGACTCTCCCACGGCAACCCCATGGCCTTACACATCTGATAGGTCGGCTCAACTGGCACAATAACCCAACCATCCGGAATCACCGGAGAGTTGCCACCGGCCCCCTGAAGCATCGCGACGCAGCATGCGTTCCAGGCTTCGAACTGACCATCAATCCCATCATCAGAATAACCGTCAATTGTCCGTAATGAATCCCACTTATCGAGAGGCGAGCCGTGCTCAGATTCCCATCATTTTTCAAACATAGAGCGGTCAGTCACAGCTACCGACGCCGGCGGGGCGGTGAATACCGTAATGCACCCTTCTCTCTGCTCGGCATACAAAGAGCATGATTCGACATGCCCAGACTTTAGGAGCTCAGCGTATTCAGCGTCGACGTAGCCAACAGCCTCCGCGGCGAGCGATGCCAGCGCGATACGCAACGCCACAAGAATTTTCTCTTGATGATCACTAAGACCGAAAGGGGGTTCATTCCTGCAGTTTTCATAATCGTTGATGGCATGCTGCAGCCATTCTTTGGTAATAGTGCTCATGGGTTAGTCCTCAACCTTTTTGCCGCACATTGGGCAATGGTTAAACTTATGGCAAAGCTCGGATGAGGAATGGCGTAATGACGCGTGCACTCGTTCCAGTCGGCGATTTTCTTTTCAAACAAGGCCGCGCTTTGCTCCCAGTCGCCCTGATTAATCTTCGTCGCGCCGATCATCCCAGTTACACAGCGGAGGCATTTGTCAGCCATGCTCACTCTCCTTTACCGGCTGCGGCGGCGACGTTGATGCCAGCGTTATCACAGGCAATTCGGAATGCAGCTTGAAGTTCTCGCGCAACGTGTGGCACATAGCCGTCGAAGGTTGGAATTTCGACAGTCTTCTTCTCTGCGGCTTCCAGCTCATCCAGCAGCGCCAGCACGGTGGCGGGGTTTGCTGCAGCGATGAATCGTTTATTGTGGCGGTTATCTGGTCCTGAGCATGATGCTATGTAGTAATTAGCGTTCAGACCGGCATCAGCAATTACCCCATGGTAGTCATCAGTGCACCACTCTCCCGGCGTTGCGTTTTCTGCTGCCGTACGCAGCGCCTGTTTGTCGATGTTGCTCATTGGGCTGCCTCCTGGCGAAGCTGGGCGGCGAAAGCATTGGCGAAACGCTGTAAATCTGCGGTAACCATCACTTTGTGGCTGTCATCTCCAAACTCATCCATCAGTTGCTCGGCTTCAGCGGCCATCATCTCCACGCCCTGAGCTCGTACTTCAGCCAAGAAAGCGTCCGTTGCTGGGGTTTTAATGTCGACCAGCATTCGGACACTTTCGACATTCTCCGGATCGGTTGATTGCTGCCATCCGATAGTTGCATCAATCGCCGACTTCAGCCCCGCATTCTCGACAGCCAGCGCCAGCACTCGATTCGCCAGCCAGCATTTCTCTTCATCGCCGTATGGATTATCGGCAATTTCTCTGAGGCGGCCAGTTCCGATATCACCGCCGTCAGCGCGGTATGCCTGTTTGTAGATGTTGCTCATTTGGCCTCCACTAACTCTTTCCATTTTTCTTGAAGTAATCGCCGGGCCGCCGCCTCTCCATCAGGCGGGAACGAAAATCCCGCGCGGACGCCAGTACAACCGTTCGAACAGCGTACCTCTGCCGAACCCCAGTTCATTCCTCGACTGCGGACCCTTAGTGCAGGAGACATGCCGCATACAGGGCATTTCGGTAAATCAGTCATTTCCCATCCCCTGCAGCAGATGTTTGTGGCGGCGCAGCTCGCGAACGGCCCCGCGCAGACGCTGCAGGTTCTCCAGCTTCGCTTTTGTGCGGCGGATTTCGGTCGAGATATAGCGCGATGACGGAATAATCAGATCATCCGGACGGCTGGCGAAAGCCGGGATATCCCCGATAATATCTTCCAGGGTTTTGCTCTCCTGTGCTGGTGCCGCCTTGGCCTCCCCTGCTGCGGGCTCCTGCTGTTCTGGCTGTATTGCTGGTTCCCCCGCCAGGCTCCAGGTGATGTTTTTCCCGTCCACATGGCGCAGGACCAGACCGTCCTTGCACATTGCACCCAGCGAGGCATTAAGGGCTCGCGAACCTTTACCCAGTTTTTCTGCGACCTGATTAGCTGTCATGGCCCCCTGGCCCTGCATTGCTGACAGGACCCTTTCGACCAGCGGTGATGGCTGTTTGGGTCTGATACGCTTCGGTTTCTGCTCTTTCGCGGTACCGAGAGACCATGCCCCATCGTAAAAATCACATAACCCCTGTTCTTTCTGCTCACGCAGCATGTTCAACGCTTCAACGGGCTCGATATCCAGACGGGCAGCAACCTCTCGATATGTCGCTTTGTTCATGGCTTTCAGTGCATCAAGTACGGTTTCCATAATTTTCTCCTCAAAATTCACTTAACAGGTCTCAGGTGGCTAACGTTTCCGCGATAGCTCTCCCAGTCAAAATTCACCCAAATGCCGTTATCCATGCGCAGGCGATCGATGACCCTTGCCCCCAGGGTCTCTACCAGCGCGTCGTAATTCAGGTTGGTCAGAACACCAACCGGGCGCATGGCGGCCAGGCGGCGATCGATAATCTGGTTCAACAAAACTTTCTCGCCGCGGCTGTCGCGCTGAATACCGACTTCGTCGAGCACCAGCAGATCAACTTTGCAGAGGTCGTCCAGCAGCGCGGCTTCAGAACGCCCTTCGTCATAACAGGCCCTGGCGCGCAGGGTCAGATCCGGAACAGTGACAATCAGCACCGTTCGCCCCTGTTTCAGCAGATAATTTCCAATGGCTGCTGAGAGGTGGTTTTTGCCAGTGCCCGGCTTTCCGGTGAAAACGAAACTCGCAAAGCCAATTCCAAAATTTTGCGCATAGCTCTTTGCCATACTCAGGGCGTGACGCTGGCCATCGCCGTTCACCGTGTAATTCGCGAAGCTGCAGCTGCGGTGCAGGTTCTGGATCCCGGATCGCCCGAAAATTTTCTCTGCACGTGCCTGCTGGTTGAGTTTGTCCACCTCAGCGGCACGTTTTAGACCTTCCTCTCGCTGCCAGGCCATCAGCTCTGCGGCGCTCTTGAATTTGGGTTCTACGCCCGGCGGAATGACGCGGCGAAGGCGATCGAGAATGGAACCTGCGTTTTGCATGCTTACCCCCTGAATCCTGGCGGAACGGTGCTATCTGGACGGGAGATCTGATTAACATCCCTACCACCAGCCTGGTAATGCCCTGTGCCCGGGGCCGACAAGCGGATAATCAGGTCATCCCATTTTTCGCGGAGTTTGGCCGGGCATTTCACCTGACGAACCCAGAACGTATCGTTCTGAACCCGTTGGAACATTTCACAAATTTGCTTGTGGCTACGGCCATCAAGTGTGCGCATCAATCGAACGTCATTCGCCCAGACCGTCCAGTTCGGCTCTTTCGGACGAACGATCTCTCCGTCAAAGGTTGCGGCCTCCTCGTAGAGTTTCAGCACGCGCTTCCAAATCCATTGCGCACAGATCAAATCTTCCTTGCTACCCCACTGACGTTTCGCTGGGCTGGAGACCACCGCTTCTGGATGGCGCTTCAAAAAATCAGTTTTTGTCATTTTTCCGTCCGACGGCGGAGCGTCCGGACAAGAAGGATTTTCTGGTTCTTTGACTGGTTCAGAAGAGTGACTGATTCTGGGTGAATCTCCTTCACTACCCCCTGGTGAATGTGGTGCACCATCTGGTGAATCTCCTGCACCAGCCCCTGGTGAATTTGCTTCACCACCCTGGTGAATATCCTGCACTACCCTTGCGCTGGTATTTGCACCGCTCAGGGTTAGTCGGTAGAAATTACTGCCGTTACCTTTCGGCCCCGATCTGGTCTCTTTTCGCATCAGTCCAGACTCGCAAAGCGCGGCAACATGATTCATGACGGAACGACGGCTGATCTCACACTGATCAGCGATATGCTGATAGCTCGGCCAGCACTCGCCCTGGTCACTTGCGTTATCGGCCAGCTTAAGCAGGACCAGCTTACGAAGCGGGTTTCCTACTTTGACCTTCATCGCCTGAACCATCAGTTCCATGCTCATAGAACACCTCGATACAACTGAACTAGGCTGCGTTCGAACAAGTCGAAACCAGCTTCACTTTGACACCGACCAACTGCGCCAGCGCGTCGATCGCTTCCAGAGTCTCGCGTCGGATTACTGGTTGCGGTTTTCCGGTGAAGACCGCATTGGTGGCTTCGATACACTCTTTGTTGACCCTGGCCGCCCGGTAATGCAGGCAGTCCTTCTGCGCCAGTTCGTTATCAATGGCGGTACGGATGGCATAGCTCAGCGCCTCCGCCTGTTTCAGGTAGTTTGGTGTATCGTTGCGGAACGCACGCTGAATAATCTGCTTGTTGTTGTGCAGTCGGCGCGCATACTCGTCCGGATCCGAAACGTCATCCAGTGACTGAAGCAGATCGCCAAAGTGATGCGGTGTTATCAGCTGCGTCACCGTCTTCCAGCCCTTTTCCTGCGCCCAGGACTCCAGCTCACATGCCAGTTTTTTGATTTCCATCAGTCAGACTCCTTCTGCGCGCGTGGGATATCCTGAACAGGAATTCCGCTGGTAGGGGTTGGATGCAAATCCGGACGTAACTCATGCGGAGTAACTGTCCAGCCGCCAAATTCACAGAGCTTAATAACTCGCTCACTTGGAACTCGGTTTCGGATAATCCAGTTTGCAACTGACTGTGAGGACTTAAAGTTGAATTTTCGGGCGACGGCCGAAACCGAACCAATCGACCTCACCGCCTTTTCAGTTATGTTCTTGTATGAAGTAGTCATCGTGTTCTCCTGAATGAGTCGATGACCGCAATATACTACATAAAGTAGAAAATACAACTACGAAAAATAGAAATGACTATGAACGCGCCGTGCCTTACTCTTCTACCTATGGTAGAAAAAGCAAATAAACATCAGGATTTCGCTAACCGGCTGACCGAAGAAATGCGCAGACAGCGCCGTTCCGTGAAGGATTTAAGCCAGGCTTGCGATGTCACATACGAAATGGCTCGTCGTTATACGCTGGGCACGGCCAAGCCACGCGATGAGAAACTGCAAAAGATAGCTGACTGGCTTAATGTCCAGGCGGCATGGCTTGATTACGGCGAAGGTGAGAGTGTACCTGTCAAGCTTCCGGAAGCTGAGTTTTCGGGCTTCCCGGCGACAGATGCTGACATTGACAGCGATGCAGAATTCAGAGATTTAAGCGAAGACGAAAAGCGACTGCTTCGAGTGTATCGGCAGTTCCCAGGCGTCGAAGCCAAGAACATGCTACTGGCTTTCGAAATGCGGTATAAACAGCTTTATGATTTCTTTCTGAAGTACGCCAACACCCCGCAGAAGTAAAAAATCCCAAATAACCCGGCACATGCCGGGTTTTTTTACGCCTTTCACCACTACCACAAGTAGCACACTCCTTCTTACTTTCTACTTTTAGTATTGAACACATCTACTTTATGTTGTATTCTCTACTCATCGAAGCACAACAGGTGCGGCAGGTAAACGTTCCGCCTACCCGGCGATAAGGGTTAAACAGGTGACCGGAGAAATGAAATGCAACCGAAAAGAGAGCCAGTGATTTTTGCGGGGGATATGAGCAATGAGGAGCTCTATTCGTGGATTCGCGCTAAGAACGAGGCTGTGATTCACCTGCACGCCCTTCTTCATGAAAAAGCCTCCCTGGAAAAGAGGCTTTCGGAAGTGGATGGTATGATTGAGGTGGTTACTTTGCACTCTCGATTAGAAATTTATCCGACAAAGCCGGATCCCACTCATCTTCAAGATAGTCAGGGAAGTTTACTGGATATTGCATGCGCAATACCTGGTTCAGATATTCGGAAACCTCTCCCGGCAGACCTTCAATCTGAAGTTCGTCGTGAAGAGCAAGCAGACAATCACTGAGTGATAGAGCCTTTATCTCTGACATTGGCCACTGATATTTAGTCAGGAGCTTGTGATAGAGGGCATCTTTGCCCTGGAGCAGATTAAGTTTGTTTGCGAATTGTTTTCGGTGCTGGTGAAGGACGGTATCGAGCGCACATATCTGCGCAGCACGGTTGTAAACGCGGTATACCTCCTGATCATCAATGAATCCGGTGAGCTTAACACCACGGAGTTTGGCGATATTTTCTTTAGTCTGTGTAAAAAGGTGGGCAATGCCGATTATCATACTAATTTCCTTGCTGGTTGTGTGAGAACTCCAGCATACCACCGAGCCTGAAGTGGTGAAAAGACAGGCGCATAACATGGAAGCGCATTCCACTCTTTCACTAATGGGGATTGGTTTGTTAGCTGGCGGAGTGTGCTTCCAGTTGTGAGCAATCGGAAATTGTAGATGGCTGTTAATAACCTTTATAGGGGATTCATTATGACAGACTTTAATCGTCAACCATCACGGCAACAGGCAGTTCGCCTTAACTGGTTTGAAATAAAACTTCGACAACTTTGTTATTTTCTGGCTCAAAAAGGCAACCCTGAACTCTGAAGATTAATAGCGTCGATATAAACTCAACAACCAGACTGTCATTTAATTTTACACGCTAAAAAACGTGCCTTAAACAGCAGGGATTTTCACACCTTAAATTAAGGATCATAAAATGAAAGCAACTACTACTACCGTAGAATTGAGCCTGGCAATCGTAAATAAAGACCTTGCAATCTTTAATGTTAACGGTGCTATTTCAGGCGTGGTTCATTTGCCATCATCTGGCCCTGTTACCGTTGTGATTGATGGTGGCTACGTACTCGGTGAGTACGATTGCCCTGCCTGCGCTGTTAAACACATTAGCTTGCTGTCTGTGAAATTCGCAGAAGCACAGAACTCCTGTGGCATGTCCTATTACGTCCATAAGCGCCAACAGCTTAATTGATATGGATAACATCATTTGTCATTGCGCAGTTTGCTGTCACGAATATAAAAAATCGGAAATGCACGAAAGGAAAACAGACATATATCCCTTTAAGCGCACGATTTATTTATGTCAGCAATGCAATGAAAAAAGAGAAAAGCGTGACGCTTTAAGAAAAGTAAAACGCGGCATCCACAAACCATTTCATTCAACATCATTTTTCAAATATTAAACGAGGTTATTATGTCTGTTGAGTTAAAAGTATTTGGTGGTGCTTACTTCCCAAAAGATAAAGCATTAAAAAAGCATCCCGATTTAAAACCACTTGCAACCGCAGTTAATGCGGCCACAAAAGCCATCGCTGAGGCCGTTATTTTCGGTAAGCTTGCGGCTGAACATCCTGAACATATTGATGATTATTTTAAGGTGAAAATCTGGGAGCACCATGATGATCTCCCCTGCCCTGACCTTGATGTGTTTAACTCTGATTTCTTTGGTGATCACGTTGTCTGGAATACCAACCGAGGTGAACCAGCTGCTGCACCACAGCCAGAAACTGAAGCAAAGGAAGAATGGGATGACAACAAGAATCAGGAAGAAATTAAAATCGTTGCGCAGCTCGACCAGGCATCCCGCGCAGCTTGTCTGGCACTGTTCGGCCCGGTCCCAGGAATCACTTCAGCGCAGTATGGCCAGATCGTCGATTTGAAGAATGACGATGAACCCAGCTTTGCCCGCGAGCTTGCAGAAGCACTGGCAAAAGAGCGACGCGCGCTTGAACTGGCGCCGGAACGCCAAAAGCAATTACTCTCCTGGTTACGTGAGAACACCAAAGAATCTGCACAGTGGCCGGACATTAAAAAGCAGATCGCTAAATGGATCGATACACCAGTTGATAAGCGTCCTCTGTCTACCACCACCTCAGAAGAAAACCGCACAGACACCGGCTCCACGCTGGGTGGTGGAAACAAGACAGACCGTAGCCCGGATCTGGTTCATAACCTCTCTACGCTGCGTATCGAAGTGGCTGTTGCCATTCTGAGTATGTACGACGAGATCGACATTTACTGGATCCCGAATAAATACATGATTCCAGCGAAAGCAATGGCGGAAGCCGCACAGGATCCTCGTTTTACTGCATGGTGGGCGCAGCTACGCGGCACCCCTGGAATTTTGGACTATTCGCGTGCGTCCATCATCGCCCTGATCAAGTCAGCACCAGAAGACATCTGGCTCAATCCGATCAAATTACGGGAGTACATCAATCGCGAGTTGGCTGAATCTGACCACGCGCACCCTGATCAGAAAACAATTTATACGGCCTGCCGCCCAAGACCTCGCACCAATGCTGAGAAAAAAGAAAATGATGAAACCGAATCGACTGTACCGGGCGAAACTCTGCCACCAGCAGTTTGCCCTGGCAAAGCTGCGCAACTCGACAAAGAACTCAACGCGGCATTCGCTCAGAACCCAACACCTGAAAAGCAAGCCGGTGATCAACCGCGGGTTGAGAATCTTGGCGGCGGAGTCTTCTCCGTTGAGTCGTTAACCTCAACCCAGGATGCTGAACAGCCAGCACCGACAGAACAGGAGGAGGAGCCAGTTACCGTAGTTCTATCCTCCTCCGAGGTCGACGCCAAACCAGAAGAACAGCGCCCTGCTTCCGTACCTGAGCCATCAACATTCGCCCTTACATATCATCAGCAGCTGACGGCCGCCGCGCTGCAGGGGTTATGTGCTAACCCGGCATACTGCAATCAGTACGATGATCTACCAGGTATGGCCGTGTGGCTTGCCAGCAGCGTTATCAGTCAGCAGGAGATTGCTGAGTGAGCAAAGCAAAGGAAGTCATCGCCAATACCCGATTTGCAGAATTTCCCGACACGCTGGTAACTCTGGAGCTGTGCCGAGCATTTGCAGCCATAGAAAAACGGCGTATCGGAGAATCATTGCGTGCATGCGCTCGCGTACTGGCGACCAAAGTCCAGGATCACCATCTTGTCAGCGTGCTGGAAGAAATGGGGCGGAGTCAGTTTCCCGAAGTGCAAATGACAAGGATACGCGACTGTATCAGGCGAATGGAAACTGCACTGGTGAGGAAATTTATCAACACGCCCGATTGACTTGGGCGATGCCAGACAAGGTTAACTGATTCGTGAGATTCAATATCCGCCAGCTGCAGCACGTATGATCGCAGCTGGCTATCAAGAGTGATAGCTATGAGTGAACAAAGTCTGATACCGCTGCGTGACTGGAAAGCTCGCAGATTGCACTTCCCCATAACAATCACATGCCTGGTGAAACACGGGAAACTGGGATACATACAACCGAGGCCGATTAAAATTGGAAATCGTTGGTGCATCGACGAAAAGGCAGTTTATATCGGACCAGGCGCGACGGGAGTCGAACCAGAAATTCACAGTGACGATGACGAAATTTTGCGGGAGATCCTGAGCGATGTCACCAAGGCCACGAAAAAATAATGTATCAATTTCCGGGCTGTATGCCCGGTTTGATCGTCGCACAGCAAAAACATACTACCAATATAAAAACCCTTTAACGGGTAAGTTCCACGGCCTGGGAACAGACAGAGAGAAAGCGGAAAAAATAGCCACAACGGCAAATCAGAGAATTGCAGCAGCAGAAGCCGAGCACTATTTGCGCCAAATTGATGATACTCCAAAAGCAGCAGCACAGCGCGGGATCAGCCTCAAAGCATGGATAGAACGATATCTGAAGATTCAGAAACAAAGCCTGGATGCCGGATCGCTATCGCTGAAACGCTTTAAAGAAAAAAAACGCATGGCAGAGTTGCTTTCCAAGCGGCTTGGTTCCCGGCCAATGAAGAGTTTGGAGGTAAAGGATTTTGCCGTGTTACTGGATGAATATCTGGATGCAGGACATGCCAGCAGTGCCCTCTGTAACCGGGTGGTATGGGTGGATATTTTCACTGAAGCACAACATGCAGGAGAGGTGCCTCCTGGATGGAATCCACCAGCAGCAACAAAAAAACCTTCGGTGAAGGTTACACGTGCGCGCCTCTCTCTGGACGAATGGAAAAAAATACTGGCGCAAATACCCGAGGATCGGTACTCGCATAAAGCGATGCTGCTTGCCTTAGTCACTGGTCAGCGCCGTGAGGATATTGCGAACATGAAATTTTCAGACATTAAGGACGGCTATCTGCACATCGAGCAAAGCAAAACGGGGGCCCGTATTGCATTGCCGCTGAACCTCCGTTGTGAAGCCATTGGCATATCGCTGGAGGATGTAATACGGAAATGTAGGGATAGGTTTGTCAGTCCCTACCTCTTGCACGGGAAAATGAACAGTAAGGCGAAACCTGTGAATCTGATTTTGGTTTCCAAAGAGTTTGCCGCGGCACGTGATGCAGCCGGTATCGTACCGCCTGCAGGAAAAACACCCACAACGTTTCACGAACAGCGCTCATTGTCCGAACGACTTTACCGCGCCCAGGGGATCGATACGAAAATTTTGCTGGGGCATAAAACACAGTCAACCACTGACAGATACAACGATGATCGCGGGAAGGAATGGACCAAACTTGCAATTTAA